ATTGCTATATCTGCGGAGTCTAGATGTCTTGATGCAAAAGGTAGAACTTTCTTAGTTGGGTATCCGTTTTCAACTTCTCGTATTTGTACGGTTGCACCAACAGTAGCACTCTTCTTCTTGAAAAAGAGGTCGATATCACTAACATGAATTACATTAGCTTCCGATGTGCTTGTAGATTTAATTCTAAATGTTTGAGCAAGTGGATCTCCGACTTGTCTCTGAACTTCTCTTTTAGTAATGTTAACATTAGTATCAAAGTCCACTGTCCTAGTCGTTACATTCATCTCAGACTTATTAACTGCAAAGTTATATCCTCTATATGTAGCCTTACCATATGAAGTAGATGCGGAATCGATAGAACTATATGTGTCAACATCAACAATCTCTAAGTTGTTTTCACCAACAAAGAATGTTCTTTCTGGTATGTAGAAGACTGCAAAAAGAATGCCTTGTGAGTTAGACTTAACTTTTTGACCAACACCACTCTTTCGATTGAAAGGAGCAACCGTGTCACCAATGTCATAAACACGCTTAACATTAATATGTCTTCCTCTTCCCGAAAATCTATTAGTCTCTTCAGATCTAAATGTGCCTACTCTACCAGGTGCTACATATTGATCAACACTCTTTCCGTCAAAGAAGAAGTGATGTTCAGTATTAGGTCTTAATCCTGTTACGGCAACCTTAACTCGCTGTCGTCTCAAATACGGCTTCATATTGATATCTGTTATAAAGTTACCAACCTGCTGTGTAGCACTAGATATTGAACTAGTGAGGCTGGTATTTGCCACAGTCTGCTCAAACTCACCCATAATAACTCTTCGTCTGGGTCTATTAGTTCCAGTTCTTACTTCAGATATGACATCTTCTCTAGTAAGAGGCATAATCTCTTGTAGATTATCAACCAAATCCAACATAGGACCAGCAATATCAATTTCAAGATTTATTGCCGGATTATTGATTACATCATATCCAGAGGAGAATGGAGGATCTATAGCTACCTGGCCTCTAAAGTCATAGAAATTAGATACACAGTTTCTAAATGCAGTTGCATATGGCTGATCAATAACAGGAAGATTACTACCCGAATCAGTCAGTGTTACCACATCATCAAATGTTATTCTTGTATTGCTTGCTGAAGCAGGATCAATTTTTAGATCAACTGGAAACTGTTCTACAGCAGGTGCAATAATTCTTCTACTCTTATCGATACTTGATAAGAACTCTGCATCAATAATATCGGCATTTAGTAATGTGTTAAACGAGTCTGCTAGTATTCCATTTTTAAATCTATTTGTGACAACACCATTGACTACACTGGTTATACTCATATCAATAGTCTCTTGTTCAAGAAGACTCAAAGATACTGTTTCGGTTAATGCGTCTAATCTCCTATCGATAAATCCGATCTCTTCCATTGTGTAGTTTTTAGAAGAAACATTTTCAACATATATTCTATTTTCACCAGAAACCTTTGTAGTATTACCCGGCGATGTTATTTGACCAACTGCGTATAATCTGCCGACTTTGGGTGCAGATGGATTTTCAGACTCTCCGCCCTTAATAATACTAATATTTGAATACTCGTCTAACACCACTCTATCGATTCTAGACATATAGTATGTCTGATCTCCAGATATAGCAGTATTACTCATAACAGCTACGCCACGACTAAATGTATAATCCACAAATGTAGGAACTGCACTTGAGCCACCTGCATCTAGTGCCGGTGTGATAGTTGCATCTGCATATGGTCTGAAGTCATATGAGTTTAGCGGATTAAAGACTGTTCCATCTTTAGTGGTGTATGTGGTAACTAGAGACTTACTAGATACCGTATCGTAACTATTAGCAGTCAAGAATCCACTGTTTACTAAAGTAGTTCTATCGAGATATCGAAACTTAATTAGTAGTTCGCTATTAGAAAGGGTTTCTCCCGATCTCAAAGAGATAAAAGAATGTCCATAGAAATCATCTTTTTGATTTTTATTCAATCTAAATTTATATGTTACGTCTGTACCCACTGTTCCCGAAGTAGAGTTAGTATTACCAAAGAAATCTGTAACGCTAATGAGGTCAATAACATTGGGTATGCCGAGACTGGCCATTGCATTACCACTGTTGCCAAATGCATTAACAGTGCTGTGGGTTGCCTTCACATAACCGACTTTCTCCGTCAGAGTATCTGCTGACAGGTTAGAGTCTACACGAGTGTAATATAAAACATTAGGATCATTCACTGAGTTATCGAAATCCACATTCACATTACTAGCATCAGGGGTTGCAGTTTCTACTGGAACAACAACATTAGTTGCGCTCATCCCCATCACATCAGTTGATAGTGGGGCAGTATCACCAGTACCAGATATAGTCAATTCGCCACTAGCGTTTACACTAACATTAGTCTCACGAATTCTTCTAACTACATTGATATTGGATATGCTTTGCATATCGGGTCGACCTGCGTCAAATATCATAGATGCAGATTCAGGTTCATATAGTCTGCTTGCTGGCTCAGAAGAACCTGCAGGTGCGCTCAATACAGTATTACCTATTCTTAGTACAGGAGTGTTTTCAGAACCCGCATCTTTCTTAATACCAAAGACAAATATCTTACCTGGCAAAAGATTAGAGACTGAACATTTTCCTATTGCAGTCGTGCCACCTGTATCTGAATATAACGTGTACCGAGTACCGTCTACCTGAAAGTGATCAACAGTTGTCGTTGTACTAGCATTGTATGTGAAATATTGTCCGTAGTTAATACCAGTGTGCTGACTAGTTCTACTTTGAGTTAAAGTAACTGGATCTATTGCAAGTCTAGTTGGAGATACGTTTGTAACCTCTTTACCATACACATAAGCTTTACCGGGGCTGACTACAGCGTAGGCAGTATTATTTTCTTCCTCTAGAGAAACCTCTAACCCGTTAACCACATAGTTACCAGACTCTTCGAATGTTCTTCTTGCGATCTCTTCACCGATTACGTTGAACTCAGTGTTATCCCTAATACGAACTGGATTACCATCGACATATCTGATGAGTGCGAAAAATTCTGTGGGCTCAGATGCGCTGTCATAAGATACTAGAGTTGGTACAAGCTGAAGTCTATCAGCGCCAGGTGCATTTACGTTATTGAACCCTGCCGCATTATCTTGAAGAGATGCGTCTGCATCGGAGTCGATAAGATTCTCATTTACAGAAAATCCTACTGATTTGTTACCAGGCGTATTCGTATACTTCTCAACAATGATAAACTGATTATCTACAAAAATGAAATGTCCTTTCTGATAGATAACACCTTCTTCACATGATACTCCAAAAGAATTTCCTGTCTGATTAGCGACACTGGCAACAGTAATACTGACTTGAAGACTATCGTCAGACTCTTTTCTAATTTCTAATACTTCACCTGCGATAAATTGCTTAACATCACCATCATTATCTTGACTTGTGTTTAGATACTTGATATAAAGAGTTTTTAGATCGGGATCTTGAGTTTGGAATCCATTATCGCCCTTTATGATCTCTGCTCTAAGTTGAGAAGTTTGACCGACTAATACATAGGTAGTTTTTGTTCCATCATCAGAGACAATCTGATTATATAAAGATGGATTGGTAAAATCTACTTGATCATTTATTTTGACATAAAACAAGTCATCACGAGCAGTCAAGTTAATACCGCTAATGATAGTTCCTTCTTTATATACATTAGATCCGAATCGTTCCACCTGTTTCTGTAGAATAGTTTGAAGCTGAGTTAACTCTCGTGCTTGGACAGCCTTACCTGGCTTGAACAAAACACGATTGAATTGTTTAGCTTCATTAAAGTCATCGTAATACGGATCTACGTTTAAATCTGTGTTAATACCCATGGGCTATATTCTCTTTCCTTAAAAGTCAAATGTGAACTTTACTTTTTCTCTTGTGGTTGACGATCTGGTTATCGGCGCAAAATCGATAAAGTGTAGTAAGTCTCCTGTGTACGGAGTATAAGCACCATAAACAATATCACTAAAGTTATTTATGCTTATCGCAGTGGCGTTTTCTGCGGTTGCAGTAATTTTTATACGGATGTTACCCTTCTGAAGTCTACTTCTAAAATCTCCGTAATAGTCTACCAAATATATTTTAGTGATACCGGTGAGGAGATCAAACGAACTCTCGTGTATTTTAGCAGTTACAATCTCTTGCTTTTTATCACGAGAAAGAGTATCTACTGCCACTGTAGCTACGCCAGTTTTAGTCGCAGATAGTGAAGACACGCCCGAGGATGCCACAAACGATGTTCCTGTAATTGCAGTAGCATCAGTAAGTTCTGTAGTCGATATTGCGTTCCAATCAGAAGTAGACATATTACCCAAGTCAGATATCACATATGATTCACCTATAGTCAGATCTGTAGCATTAACGAACTCTATATATTGCTCAATATAGTAATCAGGTATTGCGACTGCGGTGTGATCACCGACCTTGCTGATCACGACTCTATTGTCAAAACTTTCGGGGATTGCCCCATTAGTAAACTGTGGATTTTTAACTAATCCCATTTGCGTATATGTGTTGCTATCTGGGACATCATCAGAATCTCCAGAAAAGTTTGTAACAATAGAGAGTCTACTCATCCCTAACTCATTTATTGGATTAGACCCATGTCCACCTTTAGTTGAAACTACAGCACGAAGATTGGTAGTTCCTGTAGAACTTAAACTCTTTGGGGTTATTAGTTTCGCTGATGCAAACTTATAGATACTCCCTCTAGTCTCAAACGCAACACGCTTCAGTGTACCAAACTGATCGATAACTCCATATGCTTTTGCTCTAACACCGTTATAGTCTGGAGAACTAATTTCAATCTTGGGTACTAGTTGACCAGAGCCTGAAATTGCATCAGTAGTTTCTAGCAATAATGTTATTGTACTGTCAGTCGTGTTTGTGGTTGATCCAATCACATCATATAACTTTCCAGATGTTGACCCGTCAGCAGATCTGAAGTACATATACTTATACGAGTCTGAATCATTATATAGTGATCTACCAGTCAAGTCCTTTGGCTTTACCTTTAGATTTGTGACTCCCGATCCTGCTGAAGTCTGAGATAAAGATTCAACGTCAGACGAGTTAGCCACGCTAGTTGCAGTACCAAACAAGTATTGGTTGAATAAGTTGACCGGAGTGTCTTCGATAATTACTTGCGATATAGTTTCCTTTGCGTTACTAATTACTTGTGCATCTCCATACACACCATCAGATACTATTGGTAGAGGTAGACTATCGGTCGTCTTGTATATGTTAGCATCAGAAGAAGGTACTGTGAACATATAGTGCCAGATGTACTTGTCTCCAGTTTCAACTGACTGATAATTAGCAGTAAACTGAGATAGAGTTGTCTGAGGGTTAATTGTAGACGGCCCACCATTGTTATTTTCAATACACTTGAATACTAGATAGTCGGAATCGGAATTAAGAACAGTGACGATTTGGTTGCTACCTTCAAATGGTTCAGTATCGTCATATGCATCATAGACAGTACCTGTTTGCCAGTTGTTTTCGTAGAACATATATCTTGCTGTGGAGTCTCCCACTTTCGAACCAAATATAACCTTTCGTTGGAAATCCCTTTTATTATTCTGTGTATTCTTTATACTACCAGACTCATCCTGTCCAGAAGGCAATGCCTTCGATGCCATAATATAATAACTAGATTCTGGTCTTAGTCTGTCAAGTTGATCATCAACCAAAGCACGAATTGTAATATTATCCTCCGCAGTCAACGATATTGATGACGACTGAGTATCATAGACTGCTAACTCGGACATGAAGTTATCACCCAGAGTTTTATTTTGATTTTTAAATGACTTAAACAACTCGTTAGTTGTCTCGACTTTAAAATTTTCTGTAATTATCTTTGCCATTATTGGGTTCCGTATTCGTTATGACGATCTTTGTTCTTTAGTACTTCTACCTACTATATATGGATATGCAGGAGAAGTAAATGTTCCGTCCGAGAATGTCAAGAAGTATGCGTATGTTCCGTTTGTGTAATCTGGGGTAACACAATATCTTCCATTATATTCATCTAAATTTCCTGAAGATGTATACTCATAATCTTCACAGAACTTACCTTGAGGGATTATATCATATCCGTTAAGTCTAGATGCTAGTGGTACTGGTCTAACAGTATAACTAGACTCCATCCTGATCACAGCAGATGTATTATCTGTCGGTGAAGCGTATCCCATTGGGCCGTATATTGGGTATCCATCAAATGCATATCCTAAGATTCTAGAGTGTCCATCTGGATGCTCAGTACCATTAGTATAATATGTACTAGATCCTGTGAATGATGAATTACTTTGAAGTCCATTTCTATAGAACCCACCACTTCTATATCTATACTCTCCATCAGTCTCTGGCTTTCCACCACAGAGATCTTGATAAAATTCTGTTTGATTCTTGATAACATTCCAGTGATATCCAGGTGGTGCCGCCTGTCCAGAAACTGGTAAAACCGAATCCGGTGCCATTGGTGAGTATACAACAACACCCGTTGTCGTTATACCTATCGGCAAATCCTTATCGACAATCTGAGGATTGGAAGTATTACTTCCGCCTCTATATTTAATAGTGAAGTCGTTACTCTGATCTGCAATATTCGATGAGTCTTGGAATGTTCTAGTAGTACCATCGTTCTTTGGAACATTTGTTCCATTATGCCCAGCCTTCGCAGGAAACGGATCGCCGTCTGATTGTATTCTTAATGTAGCCATTACGAAACTCCTGTTTCAATTGCAATATCTGCAACTAGATTCTGTGTAACTACGTTGTCAGAACGGAATGTTACAACAAGCCCGTTTGTTGAATATAGTGGATCTGTCGCAGCCGCATTGTAAGTTATAGTAGGAATAGTTATGTCCAATCCCGAATCCCCAACAACATGAAGCGTTACACTCCTGTAAGCAAAGGGCGCAGTGCCCTGTATCGACCCGACTGTCTTAACTTGATATGTTGTATTCGGTGCTATAAAGTTGGACGGATTATTGGCGACATCTGTTCCTCCACCAGTCATCTGCACGAAGTCTCCAACTTGAGGTACATAATCAAAAGATGTCAGAACTGCGATTGTATTCTGGTCAAAGAGTAATGTGCTTGGAGCATAAGTGACGCCCGAAGCATTAACGCCTGGATATGTAACTGAGTTTTGGGTTACATATTCAAACTCACTCACACCATTAGTCGCTATGAAATTTTGAGACTCTATATTATAGTACACGAATTCTGCATCCAGTGTTGTATCAATTACGTTATCACTATTTATCAGTGGAGTAGAGAATAGTTTTGTACCCGCAACACCAACAACATCGCTGATAAGTCCTGTGTATTTTTTGGGATCAATGATAGAGGATATATCATATGAATATTCTTGATAGTAATTATTGTCATGAATCTTCTTAGACTCTTCGCTCAAGAAAGATGTTTTAGATTTCCATCTACCTGCTGTCTTTCCCTGACCCAATGCTCTAATTGTTGCGTCAGCAATCTTTTTACCATAGCTAGGACTACCGACTTCTTCATTAAAGATTTCGACAGCCTCGCCATCCGTATATCTATATCCTGTCTTAGTTATAGCTACAGTATCTATCTGTCCAGTTTGATATGATGCCACTCCCTGAACCCTACCATTATTTCCCATAACACTAGATGTCAGATCTTCTCTTAAACCACTAAATGATTTGAGTATACCCCCAACCAAAACTTTAGTTAATAGTACATCAGCGTCATCTCTGCTTTCATCGAACTGATAGAAAGACATAGGTCTAAAGTAGAAATCTGATCCAACTCTTTTTAAGAATTTTGCCTTTGATTCATATGCTATAGTGCCACCAGAGATGTAGTCGAATGAAGTCACACTATCCTGATAACCAACAGCACCATTAGTCGATGTTGCGGCCAAGTTCTCTATCTCAGTTTCAGAAAGGTTACCTGTTAGGCCAACTTCAATATCTGGAATAGTTCTATTCTGAATTATAGTATCTCCAACACTAAGGTTAAAGTCTACAACATCAAAGTTTAAAATAAAGTCATGTTTCTGAAACTTCGAGATTAAGTCAAATTCTATATTAGCAAAAACATCGTTCTGATAGTTAGAACCAGCATCCGATACATTTAACGTATCTAATGACCCTATAGTAATTGTTATTGGTGAGAACGCATCAGCTATGCTTGTGTTTAGATTTTCTGCATTAGGGCCTGTCATACCATAGTCATCGTTCGATGGATTACCATCAGCATCTAACACGACATCTGTAAAATCACCAATCTGATCCGTAATCAATGTGACAGTTTCTTTGTTTCTCACATTACCAATATCAAACTTCGCTGTGTCATTAGGAGTTCCCAAACCAACAATGTCGACCGTATTACTAGAGTTGTGATTAACCTCAACAGTAAATGACGGATTCTGTAGTGCTGTGGGAAAAGCAACTCCTGTCGCTAAATAGCCTTGGAGATTATCAACATTGGGAGTCGGTTGAGTCGTCACGGCAGTAAGGGGTGTATAGAAATCAACTAGAGTAAGAGCCCTAAGCCATCTCTTTGCTTGCAGTTTGACAGCTTCCGTTGCCTCTGGAGTTGCTCCTCCAAAAGCATCATAATTGAAATCAGTTGGTGTTCCATATACTGAATATGATAAGCCACTCGTGTCACCATCTGTTTCAGCTTGCTGATTCATATTAGATATAAATCCGATATCAATATGATCGACAGCACCGCTATCGTCCAAATCTACAGCAGAATTAGTCTCGCCCGCTACAGGAAACGGATCACTCAGCGCAGATGCCCAGTTCTCATATGGAGCATATATAGTAGGATCTGAAAACCCGCTTGCACCACCAAATATCGCAATAGAAGATATTATTTGAGTAAGAAGTCCAGTGTTTGGAATACCATTAGATACTTGAGTACTCCATAGTGTGTTATAGTCATCTATGTTTGAACTCTCGACAAATAGTAGAGGATGATTATATTGTATAACTTTTGCATGACCACTCATTACATAAGGAACTGCATCAGCATCTCCACTTCCAGTGTAAGTCAATGGAGATGAAGAAGCACTAATAATATCGCCTGGCTTTAGTTGTAACGTGTTAGCATTATTCACAATAAGAACTTGATTACTAATCCCTATCTTATTGCTTACAGTCATACTAGTACTAGTAGGATCAATGTAACCAAACCCGTCATCAAGAATCCGAAAGTCTATAGATCCAGTCTCTTGCTGTGATGTGGTTAATACACGAGCAGTGCCGTCAATACCAGTAAGTGCTGATCGAAGACTAACAGCGTCACCAACTTTCTGATTCGCTATTCTGTTTAGTGGGTTAATATTAACTTCACTCACTGATCCAGATATTAATTTACCTACGTTAGTCTCACCATCAGCAGAGAATACGATTATGCCATCATCAGCAGAGAATGTTCCAGTTATGTTTGATAGATATATGATAGGAGATAATGCGCCCGAGAAGTTAACAAAGATTACTTCATCAACGAATGCGCCTGCTTGAGATAGATCTCCCTTTATTCTATCGCCCTTATTAATAGGATAGTCATCTACTTGGAATACAGTACGCATTTCAAGATAAGCGTCTCCTCCCCAAATAGAATCCGAAGGCCGCAAAATAGAAGTACTAGGATAGAAGACTTCAATGTCTTGATCAAAGAATATCTTGAACAGCAACTCAAGTGATTCCTGAGTACCCTTTCGTGTGTACATATCCTTAATATGCTTGAGTACATATCGAACATCAATAGCGGCATCTAATGGTAAATCAGCAAGATACTTCTTCTTAAAGAATACTATAAAGGAACTAAGAGTGCTATCAATATCACGAAGTTTAGGAACGTCACGATCCATCTTTTCGTCAAGATGCTCATAGTACGCCTCTACAAAGGATATGAGAAAGTCACCATTTTCCTTATAGACATCTGGAAATTGATCAGCTATCTCTGCATAGATACTACTTCTCAGGTTCAAAGCCATGAATTATGATTCCAATGGAGATACAGTTATAAGAACATCTTCACCACGAATCACGATGATACGATCTTTTGGAGGACGAATATCCTTGTTCGTTGTGTTAGCAGTAAACTTAATTGCCTGATTCTGGAATGAACTAATGTTTAGATTAGACAACTTGATGGCGCCTGTAGCATAATCAACAGTTCCAACAGACGATTTAAACACACTCTCAATAGTAGTATCACCAGTCACTAGCATAATGTTTCCTTTACCATCATCCTTTGCTGATACAAGTGATCCATCAACAGTAAACTTACTAGATGATACAGCAGGCTTGAATGTAGTAAAGCCTTCTACGTCATCAAACGGATAAGGTTTAACTAACTCAGACTCAAAGGAGAATGATGGACTTGTTGCTAGATTAAGTGTAGGAACATACTCAATAATAGGCTTGGCCACAATATCAGAAGATACAATAGATCCGTCAACAGTATCAAGGAATGCCGCTAGTCTTGATTGACGAAGTGTCTTATTAAAGTCATTGAGGTTTGTATTCTGATATGCTATAATAGAGTCATTCAACTCAGATCGAATCTGGGCTGGCGACTTATTAGTTACATTAGGATCATACGCAACACTAATGTTAGCACTAACATATAGAAACTTAGCAACAACAAAGACAGGCTCAATAGTAAGAGGAGTCTTATCCTTTAGATAGTTCTTGAAGTTAGCAATCTCATAGTCAGCCGCACCTTCACCACCAGTTACATCAACTGAGATAATTACTTTTCCGAACTGAGGAGGATCAACTTCATCACCACCATATACAGAGATTGCTTGAATATTAGGAAAGCGAGAACGTAGTAGAGTCTCGTAGTCTCGTTTCGTTACTGCTCTCTCTTGTACTTGAAACGCCTTAGGAGCGAACGTCCGAATTGACTCTATATCTTCAGCCATCGATCCGCCCGATGTAGCAGTCGTGACATTCACAGTTATAGAACTCGCTCCGCCGAAAGCGCCAATCGTCAATGAAGTCACTCCATTAGCGGAAGGGCCAGAAGCTATTCTATACTCTGCTTTAATGATATCAGTTGCTGTAGGCTGTACTCCAAACTTGTTCTGTCCAAACTGTAGAGAATACTTTCCATCATTCTCAGGTTGTAGATAGAAGACTTTATCAGTCGCTGAAACACCAAAGATATCACTTCTATATGTGTACGTCTCGTTATTAACAGTGATCTTGAGAGACCGAGTATCAATAGCATCATTACTGAGAGTAGTATTAGATATCGTGAGAGTTTCGTTAATAACACGGCCTTCAAATAGATCGACATTCTCAATGACATATAGACTATTATCACCATTAGATCTTACAGCAGTATATGCTTTATCCGTTAATAGATTATATGTCTTGTTACCACATCGTCCAATGAACTTAGTATTAGCAGGAATGTTAAAGTAGTTACTGTCTAGATTGGGGGCGACTATACTAATCGTTGCTTTAGCACTTGCACTACGTCTACTTGTAGGAAGATAGTTAAGTTCCTTTGCGTGAGACAATACACTATTACGTTGAGAGGCACTATCCAAAAACATCTCGGATATCATCATGTTATAATAGTAGTTGTTATAGAACGTATTATATGATAGTACATCAAGTAGCACATTCGTGTTAGAGCCTTCGTAGTCAAAGTCCTTGAAACGATCCTGATTCTTTAGAAACGTCTTGAGTGCTTCTTTAGTTTCAGCGAAGTCTAAATTTTTTATTGGTGACAAGTTGGCCATGTGTCTATCTTACCCTATTAAGATCAATTGTAAGTTCTGAAGTGTTACTAGTATTTATCACAGAGAATACTATTCTTACTCGCAGTTCGTTTGTGTCTATGTTAGCTTCAACTTCTACGTTATGAAGATTGCATCTTGGTTCATATGTAGTAATCGTGTATCGAATGTTCTCTTTCAGTAGTAATATAGTATTGGGATCTATGTTCTCAAACAATGATCCTCGTATATCACATCCTATATTAGGCTGAAATAAACGCTCTCCACGATCCGTCATAACGAGATTATGTATACTCTCTTTTACAGCATTCTCGTTAATACGTCTACTCAGATCCTTACGGCCAGGTATCTGCTCTAGATTCCTTGTGAAATCTGAGAAGAACTCTGCTGATCTTGTGCGGGGCGTTAATGACATTTCTTTTATCCTTTATAGTGTATTTATATGCTATACGTTAGGTCGTTTGCCTGATTTATCAAACTCTTCTAGTTCTTCTTTTGTCATCTGACGTATTGACTTTAAACCTCTACTATTATATGATGCATCAACCTCTTTCTTGATTTGTTCTGCTTCGTATGAAGACTGTTTAGCATTCTTCGCTCTCTCATTAATCTGCTCTAGAGTTAATACTGAATCAGGCGCTATTGTACTTAAATCAACTATCTCAACTTCTTCCTCTTCGTCACGAACCTTTCTATGTCCATCACTATCATGCTTATTCATAATCTTCTTGATATCACTTAGATCAGTGCCCGAGAACTGTTCAGTAGGAGATATATCAATTCCCTTATCTCCGGCCACCCATGATCTTCTTGTTCCTACGTCTAGATGAAGGAATGTCTTATATACTCCTATGCCTGAGAATCCGGCTTTACTGGCGGCTATAATAGTATCTTTTCTATTCTCATCATTGATAGAAATATCTACAGCAAATCCTGTTAGATGTATATGATTAGATGTACCGCCCATAGTAGCAGTTGTCTTAGTCTTCTTCTTCACTCCATTAGTAACTTCATACTTTCCATCTGTCGCTTTAACAATACGCAGTAGCTTACTCCATACAGAGTTATCAACATCCTGCCATTCTTTGTTCTTGACAACACTAGAAGAAAATGTTATACTAGCGCCTAGTCCTGCTTCACTAATCTTATTAATAATCTCTATCTCTTCTTGTGTTGGACAAGGATCTGTGATATGATCTTTAGGAACTTTAGACTTCTTAGACTCTTCGTTGTTCTTCTTAATGACCTCCTCACGCTTCTTGAGACGCTCCTCAGGCGCCACTCGTACTGCTCCGTTCTCAACAGCTTTCATAGTCTGTTTAAGTCCTGCGGCTTCTAACGCCCTTGTCTCGTTCTGTGTTACAATAGCGATTCTCTGTACTTCATTCGCATCTCCCATAAGAAGTGCTTGTAATTGCTCAGTAAATCGGCATAGCTGATACATAAGCATAAGAGCATTCTCTAGTGTCAGACGTTGAAAGTTGGCCACCATGTTATTAATGAATGTATCAATCTCGTCTCTAATACGCTTTATATTCTCTTCAGAGAAGAACTCATTAATCTGATCTATCTTCTTTCTCATCTTCTTAAAGAAGGCCTTACTCGCACATCCCATATTCTTGAGTTGTGGAATAATACTATTAATAGTCTTGAGAACTTGACGCTTGATCTTCTCAACTAGCTTTTTAATAGTGTCCTTAATCTTCTTCTTAATGGCTTCGATCTTTAGCTTCTGTGCTAACTGAATAGCAAGCTTCTTAGGATCAAGATCTTTAATCTTAGCTAACGTAGCATTCAGTGTATCAAGTAATTGAAATACTCCAAGCAACTGCATTAAAGCATTTCCGAATGCCCCACAAGTACCCGCACTAATAGATGCTCCTAGATTCTGATTATAGTAGAAGTCAAGATCTCCTAATAGGCCACCTAAGAACGCATCCGTTAATAGATTACTATTTGATCCATCTAGTCCTCCGTCTTTTGAACTATATCCCACATAGGGCCCCAGAGTGTTTCCACCCCCTGATCCAGTATTCTTTCCTCCGTTTCCTTCCTGAAAGTTGTTCAGTCCGTTAAGAAGATCATCAACATTTTCATTATTGTTGATAGCAAATGCCGCTATCTCAGTAAACGTAAGAGGAAACTGATCGAATCTTTTCTTGAGTGTATCAAATCCAGTTAGATCAGATGCTCCTAATAACCCATTTAATCCATTTGTCAAGTCAATGATAGAATTACGATTTAATCCGCTACCGCCAAATGGATCAGTATCATCAATCAAAGACGATACATCAATAAGATTATCAAATAGCGCACTATCATTCCCCAAAGTCGATCCGGCTTTACCCGCTATCGGTGTTGTGTTATCACATTCTATTGACATATTTCTCTCTTTTCTTTTAAATTAGTTATTGACAATGTACAAATTTGTGTTATAATAAAAGTTGCAACCTTTGTATACCGGGCACTATACTTGAGCCTGGATCAACATCACGCCTGGATCGATGATGCACCTGGATCGATGATGCACCTGGATCAAAAAATCTTTAAATACTTCTTGACAACTGGGCTTTTTACTGTATAATAGAAGTTACAACCCAGGGTTTCTTAATCTAAGTTATCTCCTGATCCCATGATACTAGTAAGGACAGGCTTCAGTCTCTTAATCAATCTAGTTAGTTTAGGGAACAATGGATTAGTTATAACTGGTGGCTTGACAACAGCAGCTAATTCTGTTACACTTATATTAGGAACTGCTCCTAATGCACTCTGTACTATCTGAGGAGCAAGAGACGTTGTTACTGTTCCTGTCGCTAATCCACCTGTAGCACTTGCTGTTCCGTTACCAATGTTCACAAGTAATCCATCTAGATTCACAAGGGCACCCGCCCCCAATCCAAGCTGTGCTGTTGAGTGGATATCTAATGTTCCGATACTCTTGATTCCAAGTGCGGCACCACTATTTATTCCCATGATTCCCAAAGCATTAATGTTCATAGTCGCAAGTGCATCAATTCTTAACGATGTCTTACTACTAATGTCAACCCCAAGATGAGCAACATCTGGATAAGGAAGTATCTGTGATGATATAGCAGGCGTTCCTGTACTATGTATCTTCGTGTAAGCAAGACTGTACATATTTGTCTTATATGAGTCAACATGAAAGTCTCCTCCATCTCCTGCTATATTACCCGGCATGAGACACTTGAAGTACATTCCTCCCAGGTTCGTCATTGCTTTTAGATTTGCTTGAGCCACCATATTGATATCATCAGCAGTTGCATGAAGTCCAATACCCGCTCCTGATATGTTTGTTTTCATTCCTGCATGAATATTCACGTTTCGTGCGGCACGTACATTGAAGTCATTACACTCTATGTCTAGATTCCCTTGAATCTTAATCGTTCCTGTCTTACCGACCTTAAGTGTATAGTCTTCTTGTATATTAGTATCAGACGATCCCTGAACATT